GAAAGTCGCGGTCATCTCGCCGCGCGCGTTCAGCGTGCCCGCCAGCCCGTTGTAGTCGTACAGGGTCGCGGTGCCACCAAACGTCGGATTCGCGGCGCTCGGCGACGCTGACGAGTCGGCCATCACCGAAATCGGGAACGCCGACCCGGACGAATACAGCGGCTGCAGGACACGGTGCGGCTCCGAGGTGCCGAACCCCTGCAGGAACCCGATCGTGATCGTCTGGTCCGACTGGCCGGGCAGATACTCGCGGGTGCCGGCCGGGTTGAAGCCGGACACGTCGACCTGCTCCTTCGTCTCTGGCGTGTCGAGGCTGAACGCGAAATTGGACAGGTCGACGCTGTTGACCAGGATCTTCGCTTTGGTCAGCAGGAACTTCGCCATCTCATGCTCCCTTCTGTGCGGCCGTGGCCGCGTTGGCGGACAGCCAGCAGTGCCCTGGATGCACTCCTGGGTGCGGATGCGGGATGTGCTCAACCCGGTAGCCCCAGCCGTCCAGAAGGCTGCGGCAGGCCGCGAGGTTGTCCAGGTTGTGGATCTCGATCAGCAGACGCGGCCGGTGCTTCCCGATCGTCTGGTCGGCGCCGGCGAGCACGTCGACCTCGCCGCCTTCCACGTCGACTTTCACGAAGTCGACCTGTGGCGCGTCGGGGTAGCCGAGCTCGTCGAGCGACGACGCCGGCACGCGAACCTGCCGGTCGGCGGGCCCGTGCTGGTCCGGGTAGGCGGACGCTTGTTCGGAGCCGGGGTAGAGGTTGAGCGTCAGCACCGCCGGCCGCCGGTAGACCGCGAGCTCGAGCACGCGGACGTTCTCGCGGCCGTTCGCGCGCTGACGGAGGATGGGCGTGATCTGCGGGTTCGGCTCGAACGCGTGTACCTCGGCGAACCGGTTGGCGAGCAGCGTCATGAAGGACCCCTCGTTGGCGCCGACGTCGAGGGCGAGCTCGCCGTGGTCGGGGACGAGGTGGAGCAGCCAGGCTTCGGCTTCGCTCACGCCACCGCCTCCAAAACCTGAGTCGTCGACGACTTAGATCCGAGTAGCGGCTGCCAGTGGGTCCGTGCGACCGTGTCGGCGTCGTAGGCGGCCGCGAACCGCACACCCCTGTCCCGCAGTGGCCTGTCGTCGCGGGCGGCGTAGGAGGCTTCCAGCGCGTCCACGATCTGGCCGACGTGCGGCACCTGGAACCAGGCGTCCTGCAACGCGTCCCACCACGGGTCGCCGGCGACGAGCCAGCCCGCCTGGCAGAGCTCCCGCATCGCCGAATGATCCGACGTGATGACCGGCACCCCCGACGCTTGCGCCTCCAACAACGGGATGCCGAACCCTTCGCCCATCGACGGCATCAGCAGCACGTCGAACGCCTGGTACATGAACGCGACCGCCTCCGAGCTCTGGGGTAGGTGCCAGTTGGCCGGGTGCGGGAACCAGGTGCGGCCCTGCGGGCACTCGCACGCCTCCGCCAGACGGTCGAGGTTCATGCCGCCCATCGCCGGCGCCGTCTCGGTGTGGACATAGAGCCACGCGTCGCGGCGGGTCTTCGCGAACCGTGAGAACGCGAGGAACGCCTGCGGGAACGCCTTGCGCGGCATGGCCGGGTTGCCGGTGTTCTGGGCGACCATGCCGACCAGGAACGCGTCTTGCGGGACGCCGAGCTCGTCGCGTGCCCGCCCGCGCAGATCGGGCCGCGGCCGAAACAGGGTCGTGTCGACCGCGTGCGGCACGTACAGAGGGTCGAGCCCGGCGTCCCGCATCTGGGCGACACCGAACCTGCTCATCGCGACCGGCGTGACCTGCTCATGGGCGAGCACCTTGACGGCCGCCGGCGGCGCCGGCAGATGGTCGACGGGCGCCCACACCGCCACCTCGAGCTCGTCGGGCCACAGGTCGGGCTTCAGCACCCACGCGTCGCAGAGCGCGAGGATGAGGTCGGCCTGGTGCGCTTCGGCGAACGTCGCCAGGTTGTTGTTGCCCCAGTTCGAGTCGCAGGGGTAGCAGGTGATGCCTTCCCAGCCGGTCGCGTGGCCGTGCTGACCCCAGTTGCACACCAGCGCGAGGTCGTGGCCGAGCGCTTGTAGCCGCGGCAACGCCAGCGCGGCCTGCTGGCCGTAGCCGGACGGCAGCCACGGCGGATTGCCGAGCCAGAGAATCCTCATTGGATCGTCCTTAGCCGCCATTCGCAGCCGAGGTAGTCGCCCGGGTACGGCTGGAAGCCGGACCGCTCGTCGACGGCCGAGCCGCCGACGACACCCCCGAACGACGGATCGATCCTCAGCATCGTGATCACCGATGCGGGCCCGTCGACGTCCATCAGCCCGAGCAGCACCTCCTGCGCGCCGACATCGTCAGGGCTCGCGACGCGGGCACGGACGGTGAACGTTTCTTCCCAGCCGGCCTGCGAGACGGGCAGCCCCGACGGGCCGCCCGGATACACGTCAATCGAGGGTGGTGTCGGGCCGCCGTTCCAGAACGCGGTCACCTGCAAACCGGGCACCTCGGTGGTGAGTGGGTCGAGGCTGGCCGCTATCGCTTCCATGATCTCGGCCAGCCCCGCCACCTAGGCGATTCCTTCGTGGAGCCGCAACTTGTCGAGCATGCGGTGCCAGCGGGCCCACGAGTCGTTGCCGGCGTACGCCAACAGATCGGACGCCAACAGGGCGGCCCCGAACGTCGCGTAGCCGAGGTTCCACAACTCGCGGGCCCGGCCGTAACAGACGAGCACCGTCAGCGGTGACGGCGTGTCGGTGTCGTAGTCGAGGTCCCAGTTGATCTCGGTCGACGCGCCGTCCAGGCACAGCTGCGCCTGCTCGATCTGCACCGCTGTCGGGCTGCGGATGTTCAGGCGGCGCAGCAGCTCGTCGGTCGTCCCGTACGCCACCTACTTCGCCTCTTTCTCCCTGGCAGGCCCCTCCTTCGCCTTCGCCTTTTTCGGTGCCGGCTCCTCCTCTTCGATCGTGCCGGCGGCCGCCTCGAGCCCGGCGTCGGTGCCGCCCGTCCCCTCTTCGGATGGGTGCGGCTGCCCGACCACCTGCTGGTTCGGGGCGTCCCAGATGGTTCCGCCCGACTGCTCGGGGTTCGGCTCCGACGGCGTCACCTCGGTTTCGTAGTGGTCGTCGACCGGATCGCCGGTCGGCGAGTCCTGCTCAACCACCTCGGTCGTCTGATGCTCGTCGAGCGGCTTCTCGTCGGCCATCTCTACGTGACCGTCACTTTCACGATCCCCGTCGACTCGACGATCAGCGACGCGAAATACCCCGCGTAGGCGATCTGGACGCCGAGCACGGACGGCTCGACGACCTGCAGCGACCCGATCCGGTCTTCGTACACCTCGGCGGCGGCGGTCGACATCACCACCAGCCTCTTCGTGGCGCCGAACCCGGACGTGATGTAGATCGGGATGCCGGAGATCGAGCCGGCGGCGCCGAGCCCGAACGCGGCGGCCGAGAACCCCTGGCCCTGCTGGTTCATCGGGTTGACCGGCTGGAACAGCGGCCCCAGGATCCCGAGCACGTCCGGCGAGGCGACCGCCAGCACGCGGCCCTGCCCCTTCGTGGCCGTGTACACCGATGCGGCGGCCGTCCAGAACTGGGCTGCCACGACGTCGCCGGTCGGTGATGCCGGGATCGTCGGCCCGGCGGTTCCGCCCGTGTAGAACGCCTGCACGGCGGTCGCCTCGGTCGTGATCGCGTACTGCGCCGCGAGGTCCTGGATGACGATGTCCATGATCGCCGGCTGCGACCAGTCCAAATCCTGGCGGCTGACGTTGACGTAGCCGCCGATCGTCGCCGGCGTGACCGTCAGCTTGCCGATCGTCATCTTCTGGCTGACGAGCTCCGCCTTCTCAGACGCTTGTGCGCCGACAGCGGTGTGCTGCGTCACCTTCGGCCGGCTGAAGCCGGTGCCGGGCAGCTGGCGCGGCCCGAGCGCGTTCACCAGCGGCCGGGCGGCGTCGATGAAGTTGACGACCGGCCCCAGGATCGGCGTCGGCAGCAGGCCGGGGTTGTCGGACGTCGTCTGGTGGGATGCGGCCCGGTTGTAGGTGTCGAGCCTGCGGACTGCCTCCTCGGCGCCGAGCCCGGCCTTCCACATGTCGAGCACGTACTCGCCGGCCGACCGGTACTCCACATCCTTGGGGCGGCCCGGCTCGGTCATGAACTTCGCGACCGCCGCGATCCGGTTGCTGGAGTCGATCGAGATCTTCCGTGCTTCCTCGAGCGGCTGCATCAGCGTGTTGCATTTCGCGATCCGGTCGCGGGCGTGGGTTACGAGCTCGAGCTGGTCTTCGCTGAGGTCGTCGCCCTTCTCTTCGGCGGCGCTGACGACGCCGTCGATGAATTGCTGTCTTTCCTCGATCTCGCTGACGTAGCGAGCGAGCATCGTGTCGGTCGAACGGACAGACATCGTGGGGGTGCTCCTTCCAACGCGAAAGCGAACAAAGGCACAAGCTGATCGCGATCTCGCGCTTCCCCCACTGGCCGACCGGACGCCCGTCTGGGCTGACTACACGGTGGAAAGTTCGGCGCTACCGGTGACTATAACGCGCGTCGATGTCGGCAAGCTGCCGGCGCCACTGCTCGACCTGCCAGCGGTCGCGGTTCGGCGTCACCGTCGCCGCCTCGCTGGCCTTCCTGACCGCCAACACGCCGGCTTCCTCGTAGGCGGGGTCGGGTGTCAACGCGATATGCGCCAGGTACAGCCGGTTCAGCCTGCGCCGCGACCGTGTCTCCCACGTCTCGGCGCCCGCCACGACCGGCCCGTAGCGGCCGTGTTTGCGGAGCAGCGTGAATCCCGCCGACGCGCCCAGCACCCCGTCGTCTGCCAGCACCAGTGTCTCCTCGCCCAGCGCGGTCGCGGAGATCCGCAGCTCGGCGACGAGACCGTCGGGGCGTGCCGGGTGGAACGCCATCGCGCGGCCGACCGTCCGTTGGATCTCGTGGTCGCGGTTGACGCCGACCCGCATCTGGCCGCCGTTTTTCGCCTCGAGCCCCCCGAACGCGCCCCGGGTCACGATCTCGGTGAACTCGCGGCCCTGTTCGCGGATCGTCGTCTCGGTCTCGTAGGGCATCACGATCAGCTCGATCGTGCGGTTCGGGAACGACACGTCGGCGACCTCCGCCGTCCTGATTTCAACCTCTCCGTTCATCTGAGCACCCCGCTGGAAACGTCGGATGGTGTGCTGTTGTCGAGCCGTTCGGCGTCGCGAATCTCCTGCACGCTCAGGGCCGGCTGCCCGGTGACCGGATCCACGATGGCGTTCAGGATCTGGGCGGTCTGGGCCCGCTCGAGTGGTTCGGCGGCGACGTACTCGTCGCGGTTCAGCTCGACCTGCGTGCCGCGGGGCAGCGCCCACCCCGACAGGGCCGCCATCACCTTCTGCGCCTTCGGCCGCAACCCGGTCCGCCAGTGCATGTCGAACCACATCGTGACGTTCTTGTAAGTCATCGCGTCGGTCGAGGTGGGGATCCCGACG